TGACCAGATGCGTGACCCAGGAGAGCACACTCTTGCTGGGTCAGGCTACTGGACACGTTCGCAATCCTCATGGCATTATGGTGAAGGTATTCAATTTACAGAACCGATGGAAGGTAACGACAATGAAGTTCGTTTCCGCTATCGTGATTCTTATGGTGTTGATATATGGACACCTGGGCAAATTAGCCTGCTTAAAACAACTTCAAAGGTACAGAACTTTACTGGTGCAAATAAAATTGTTACTGGCACCGATGGCTCAAACACTGTAATCCTTGCTGCTGATTTAAGTACTACTCCAACTACAGCCATCTATAAGATTACATCTTCTGGTGTATCTACTGCTTTTACTGCTGGCTCTGCTATTGGTAACGGTACTATTCTTGACATTGCATCAGATGGTACATACTTATACGTTGCTACTGCTACAAAGATATACGACATCAACATTGCAACAGGTACGGTCCATGACCAGTACACATTTAATACAACCAATGCTGCTTCCGTAGTTATGTACTACGTTAAAAGCCGTATTGTTGCTGGTGTTACATATACTGATGGCAAGGTAGCAGCCCTTGAACTTACGTTTCCTGGCAAGTTAACCGCAGGTGCTACGGTAAACGTATCAACCCTTACAGCAATTAGTGGGTCAACTACTCTGCCTACTAACTGGAAGTGGACAGCAGTTGATGAGGGTAGAAACGCTATCTATCTTGCTGGTTACGCTGGTGATTACTCAGGCGTGCTTAAGTTAACTGTTGATAATAGCGGTGCGCTTACAGCACTGAGCATGAACGCTACTTTGCCTAAGGGTGAAATCATCTACGGTCTCTTTGGATACCTTGGAACTTACCTAGGTATTGGTACAAACAAGGGCGTACGTGTAGCACAAAGTGATACATCAGGTGACTTAACCTATGGTCCATTGGTACTACATACAGATTATCCAGTCTATGCTTTTGATGCTAGAGATTCATACATGTGGGCTGGCATACAAAATGGAATTAACTCATACTCAGGTACATACCGCTTTAACTTAGCCCAGCCAATTACATTGTCGGGTTATGCACAGCCTATTTCCACAGGTGTGTACGCACGTGCCTCTGATGTGTGGGCTGACGGCATCTTTGGTGTTGTTCGTTCAGTAATTGTATTAGGCGAGCGCGTTGCTTTTACTGTAGATGGTTCAGGTGTATGGCTACAAAGCAATACAGAATTGGTACCAACAGGACAGTTACGTACTGGTCGTATTCGTTATGACACCATGGAAAACAAAGCATGGAAACGTATCCGTGTAAGAACTAAGATTGATACCACAACTGGTGATGTTGCTATCTCTAAGGTTGACCCAATCCTTGGCGACCAAGTAGTTGCAACAATTTATGAAGGACAAAACAGTACTTACGATTACGACCTTAACGCTGTATTCCCTGAACTTAGTTCAGATGCAGCCTTTAAAGTAGAACTTGCACGTAGCGCAACCGACTCTACTACTGGTGCAGTTGTAATTGGTATAGCAGTTAAGGCTTTGCCTACCCCAACACGTGCTCGTATCTTACAAATTCCTTTGTTCTGTTATGACAAAGAAACAGATAAGACAGGTAACCAAGTAGGTTACGAAGGCTATGCAAGAGACCGTTTAAATGCTCTTGAACTAGCCGAAGGTTTAGGCGCAACGCTTATCATCCAGGACTTCACTGCAGGTGGAGAACCATTTGAAGTAATCGTTGAGCAAGTTGCCTTTACTCGCTCTACCCCATCTGCTCGCCACTACTCAGGCTTTGGTGGAATCATCCAACTAACTGCCCGAACAGTCGTATAAAGGAATCTATGTAAATGTCATCCGATGTCGCAACCATTGTTTATTCTTACTTCTTTGTTATTGCAGCCTTGCTTGCTGGTATTAGCATTATTGCTAAGCATACAATCAAGAAACATACAGAAGCATTAGAAGATAAGTTGGCGCGTATTGAATACGCACTATACAACGATGGACACACAGGTCTTATCAACAAGGTAGACCAACTCATTGAGAACCAAAACATTATTAAGATTGATGTTGAAGTAATGAAAGCAAAGGCAGACCAATGAGCCAAGTAGATGACTTCCTTGCAGTAGCCAAGAAAGAAATCGGTACCGTTGAGGTACCAGATAACAAGACTAAGTATGGCAAGTTCACTAAGCATGATGGACAGCCATGGTGTGGCTCATTTGTTATGTGGTGTGCAGCACAGGTTAAATTAAGAATCCCTGATTGCGTATACACCCCTGCTGGAGTGGCTGGATTTCAGGGCTTAGGTGCCTATAGCAACCCTGCTACGTACACTCCTAAGCCAGGAGACATAGTGTTCTTTGACTTCAACCCAGGCGGTGCCAAGGTTGAACATGTTGGAATCGTTCTCAAAGACAATGGCGATGGTACGATAACTACGATTGAAGGCAACACTTCACCTGAGCACAAGCCATCAGGCTCACAAGCAAATGGTGGAGAAGTGGCAGAGCGCATCCGCGCTTACCGTGCTAACAATAAACGAGGACTCTACAATTTTGTTGTTGGGTTCGGAACACCGAAATGGAGTAAGTAATGCACATATCACCTAAGGTATACACAATCCTTGGAACCTACGCTCGTGCGTTTATCGCAGCAGTAGTAACTTCCTACACACTTGGCAATACCAGTGTTAAGGCTTTGTTCGCTGCAGGAGCATCCGCAGTTATCCCAGTAATTTTACGTTGGGCTAATCCAAAGGATTCATTCCCAGCACCACAGCAATAATAGTTTAAACAAATCAGCCCCTCGCTTTTTAGCGGGGGGCTTTTTTGCTTTCCCAATCTTTATTCTCTTGTGTCTTAAGACGGTGGCAGTTGGCACACAAAGTCTGTAAGTTGGCTGGGTCATTGTTGTCATGGTTGCCATCTATATGGTCAACATCTAATTGACTTCTATGCTCAGCCACAAACCCACATAGTTCACAGTGAGGCTTCTTAATCTTGGCATGGCGTGAGCGATACTCGTTATACCTAGTGCGACAAGCCCATCCGCTTTGTTTCTTTTTGAGACGGGTAGGTCCACATACTAAACAGATACCCCAGCGTGTGGCAGGATGCTTAAGCAGCAACCTATGGTGAGGCTTATCCTCCTGTTGAATAGAAACCACTGGCATTAAACTTTACTGGAACGGCAGAGTAGACTTGCTGCATTAAAGTTTCACAGCAGGTTGGTGCCCAATCACTGCCCATTGGTTTTTCTATCTCTTGCGTGCCACCACATACGGTGCACTTGTAATCATATCTTGCCATTAAGTAATCTCTTTAACCCATTCAAACGCCGAAGGCGGGCTTCTTGTTCTTTCTTAATACCTAAAGAATAAAAATATCTGGCAATAGGAAACCAAGTAACAACCATTAATATAATTAAAGCAATCATTTTAAACCCTATCTAGGGGAGTAGGCACTGTGACTAAGGCTCCGCACTCTGTGCATTTGCCATCTAATGTATAAAGGGAAATCTCATAATCATCAAAGACTACAAGAACTTGGAACACCATCTGCCCACAAGGGCAGGCATGTGTCGGAACACCACGATAGTCTGGTACACTACTGGCTGGCTTCGCTCGGCTTAGTAGCCTCGCTATTTTACCCTTGCTCCGCACGAACAGCAGTCTAGTGTCTTAAGAAAGAAATTACAACTTTGTAATTTTATCGGCGTGTCGCACAATAAGGTAGAGATTGTGCAGTAGTCTCCTCTATTGAAAGGAGAAACATGACACTTGAACAAATAACAGGAAAGAACTATGTTAGCCACTCTGCCTTAAATACATGGCTTAGTTGTGGCTGGCAGTTCTACTTGTCACGAATCCAACGTGTCCCTGAACAACCGTCTTTCTGGTTAGCAGGTGGTAAGGCAGTTCACGAAGCAACTGAATTGTATGACCGCTTGTACTATGGAACAGATAAAGAGTCAACCTTTTCATCTCACAATGCTTTTGTTGAAGCATGGAATCGCAACTTCAAAGATGCCGACAATGGCATGGAGTGGCGTGCTGGTGGAAGGGCAACCAAAGCAAATCCAAATAAAGAGGATGCTCAATGGTGGCTTGATGCTGGACCAAAGATGGTTGATTTTTGGACACAGTTTAGAAACGATAGCGGATTTACCATGTATAAACTACCCGATGGTACTGATGCTATTGAAACAGAACTTAATCAATCCGTAGGTGGTGTGCCTATCAAGGCATTTCTTGACCGCCTTATGGTTGCACCAACTGGTGAACTACTTGTGGTTGACATCAAGACATCATCGCGTGAGCCAGCAAGCCTGACTCAACTTGGTATCTATGCAATTCTTGTAGAGAAAACTTTTGGCGTACGCCCAACACATGGTTCGTACTACATGGCTCGCTCTGGAGAACTAACGCCTCCCGAATCATTGGACCGTTATACTGAGAACCGCCTTGGTTCTTGGGCTAAGGGCTTTGAGTTAGCCATTGAAAATCAAATCTTTATTCCTTCACCAAGTTCTATGTGTGGCACATGCTCTGTAAACAAAGCGTGCTACTCTTATGGTGGAGAAGATTCACACCTCTATCCCGAAATAACAATAGGAGAAAATGAATGAGCACCACCGAAGCAGCAATACAAATTAACTTCAAGACAAAGAAAGATGGAATGTTGATTAACCTTCGTGCCAACGATGCTATTGAACTTGATGGTTTACTTAGCGCAGTTACTGAACGCTTGAGCCAGTTAATTGACCTTGAGCAAACTGTTGAATCAATGGCGCAACCAACACAATCTTCTGCATTGTCTGCAGTAACAAGTGCATTTCCAAATGCAACACCAGTTGCTGGTTACAAACCAGCAGGTGGACCAGCACCTGACTGTTCGTGTGGTGGTGGACCAATGCGCCTAGTGCCAGCAGGTATTGCTAAGGCAACTGGTCGCCCATACAAAGGCTTCTATGCATGCCCTAAGCCTCAGGGACAGGCTTGTCAAAACAAGGTGCCTGCATAACCAATGCGTTTACTTAGCCGTGCTATTAAGACAGCATCACAAGGTGGTGCCACGCTTCCTGTCGTGTGGAACTCTCTTGCTGCTCAACAAATAGCAATCCGTTACGGCGAAGTAAGCATGATTGCTGGACCACCAGGGGCAGGCAAGTCAACGCTTGCCCTGTCCTTGGCGGTCAAAGCAAAGGTGCCTACTCTTTATATCTCTGCGGATACACACTCTCATACCATGAGCCTACGTTTACTTGCCTTGCTTACGGGCAGGCATCAGTCAGATGTAGAACCATTAATGGAAGCAGATAGAGATTGGGCTGCACAAATGCTCAAGCCTGCTGACCACATCTATTGGGAGTTTGATTCATCACCAACGCTAAAAGATATTGAAGATGCCGTACTCGCATCCCGTGAAAGATTGGGTGATGACGTGCGTTTGATTGTATTAGATAACGCCGTTGATGTAACCATGGATTCACAAGATGAATGGGGCGGATTGCGTACGCTAATGAAAGAACTTAAGTGGTGGGCTAGAGAAACTGGAGCAGCCGTAGTTGTATGTCACCATACAAGCGAAGGTGTTCCTGGTAATCCGTGTCCTCCACAAAAGGCACTGCATGGAAAAGTAGCGCAGACTCCTAGTCTAATTCTTACAGTACATAATCAAATCTCTACGATGGGTGTGTGTGCAGTTAAGAATCGTTACGGACCAGCCGATGCAACTGGTGGTACACCAGTATGGTTGTCTTATGACCCAGCATCAATGCAAGTATTAGATGTTGTTTCTTATGAAGCAACACAATTATTTTAAGGAGAATGTATGGATGACAAATGGGAGTTAACAATCGCAGAAAATGCTGGCGAGATACCAGCAAAACAATTTACAAACGAGGTAAAGGTGGCTACTCACCCACTCCTTACAGATGTAAAGGCACAACTAATGGTTATGCCAAAGACACTTATGTACACCGTTGGTTGGAGGGCACTTGTTTGGCAGAATAAAACAACTGGTCAGTTCAAAGATATTTCGGATGAAGAATACGCAAACTACCTCGCACATGGAGATGTTAATGGACCAGCAGGAGATGGAGAAAATCCTGAACCAACTGAATCTACCTCAGGAAATGAGGGAGACAATACTAACTGAACTGCCACCTCTCCTTGAGAGGATGGATGACATGGCAAAGAAAGTGTATGACCCTACACAAATATGGTTAGAGTCAATACAGTTTGCAGATTATGTTAATCAGTTAGCAATACATCTTCATGATTGTGGAGAAGAAGATTGCAATACCAATGTTGCAGAAAAATTAATAGAGATGGCTGAATCATTCAAGCAAATGGGTGAGAACGCATTAACTGTTCTTGATGAAATAGGAAGTGAAGATTGTGGCTCATAGTAGCAAAGAAAGATTGTCTATTGGGTGGTGTGATAACGGTTCAGTTGATGGAAAGTTTGCCGAAGGTATTGTTTATACAACACTGATGGGTCCATCCAGGGGCGTAACGATTCATAATGCAATACGTGTACAAGGCAATCAGATTGGTCGCCAACGTCAGCACCTATTGGATATGTGGTATGACCAAATCAAAACCGATTGGTTGTTGTGGGTTGATTCAGACATTGTATTAACCGAGGACATACTTGCTTTGTTATGGAATACAGCAGACAAGATGGCTCGCCCAGTTGTATGTGGTACTTACTTTATTTCCAAGCAAATGGAACGTTCATTGATGCAGCCTATGCCTGCGCTCTTTGATGAGGGCGAGCATACGCATCAGATTAAATATCTACACCCACTGCCCTTTAACAAGGTGGTAAAGATAGATGTTGCAGGTTTGGGATTATGTCTTATGCATCGTTCAGTTGTTACACAACTGCGTGAAAAGTATGGCAACGATTCTATGTTTGCAGAAGTTGAAGCACGTGGCGATGAGTTCATTGGTGAGGATGTCGTGTTCTTTAGAAGGGTTAAAGATGCAGGCATCCCAGTCCATGCACACACAGGTGCCATTGCTAAACACATGAAACGTTTTGCTTTTGATGAAAACTATTATGGTTTGTATTGGGAGACTGCACTTAAAGCACAGGCAGAAGCGGAGGCAAAGGCTAATGACAACGCCACAAAAGAGCAACAAGCGTAGGGGTGCAGCATTTGAGATTGACCTTGCTGACTACCTGTTAACAGAAGAACATGATGCTCAACGTTTACCACGTGCTGGTCGTAATGACATAGGCGATGTCTTTCTTAAGACAGTAAACGATACGTATGTCATTGAGGCTAAAGCACCACGGCGCGATGGCAAGATAGATTTATCTGGCTGGATACGTGAGGCGTTGATAGAAGCAGAGAACTATCGTGTGGCTAAAAAACTAAAGACAGCACCAACGCCTTTGGTTATTATCAAAGCATCTAACAAGGGAATAGACGAGGCTTATGTAGTTCAAAGGCTCAGTGATGCTCTTGCAAAACTCTAAACATGACATCGTTAAAGTACTAGAGCATTACGGTTTTGAAATACCACAGGGTAAGCATGGTTGGATAACAATTCGGTGCGCTTTCCACGGTGATAGGGTAAAATCTGCACGTCTTAATACAGAAAATGGTGGGTTCCGTTGCTTCGGTTGTGACATGGCTGGGGATGTGTACTCAATTATCATGAAGAAAGAAGGGGTAAGTTTCAATGAGGCTAAGCAAATCGCAGAGAGAATTACTGGAGAAAGCAACGGAGAGTTACGAAAAAAATCTAGCAGACATTCTTCCGTATCTAACGAGCAGAGGTATCACGGAACAGACAGCACGTACGTTTCGCCTCGGCTACGTAAAAGAGCCTGAGATTGGACACGAACCCTACGCTGGCAAGTTGGCAATCCCTTACATCACACCTGCTGGTGTCATTGACATTCGCTTTCGTAGTTTGAACCAAGACAATGGACCAAAGTACATGAGCAGACCAGGTGCAACCACACACATCTTTAACATTTCTGCCTTAAGTCAGGACTCTGATTGCCTTGCTATTTGTGAGGGTGAATTGGATACAGTTGTGGCTACACAAGCGGGCTTCAATGCAGTTGGTTTGCCTGGTGCTAACAACTGGAAGTCTTTCTATACACGTGTGCTTGCTGACTGGGCAAAGGTAATTATCTTATGCGATGGTGACAATGCTGGGCGTGAGATGGCTAAGCAATTAAGTAGAGAACTAGACAATGTGTTTCCCGTGTTCATGCCTGAGGGTCAGGATGTCAATGATGTCTACCTAGCAGAAGGGGCAGAAGGCTTGCGTAAAAGAGCAGGCGTATGAACACATGGTTAATAAATCTTCGTTTGACTTAGACTTTGGATTTGGCAGAAAAGGTGAGCAGTTAGTTGAGGAATTACTCACTGGTGGCAGAACGGTTGAGGTCAAGCGTGACCGCAAGTGGGCGGTAACAAATAACTTATACGTTGAAACAGAATGTTTCTTTAAGAAAAGAAATGCAGTTGCACCATCGGGGTTATCTGTAACTGAGGCTGCTTACTGGGCGTTCGTGCTTGAAGGTAGTACACTTATCGTACCAACAGATGCATTGCGTTATGCAGTTGCTAACTTTGGTAGACCTATTACTTGCGAGATACCCCCGAACACAAGCAAGGGTTACCTCATAACAGTAGATGATTTAATGATAGCGACAAGGAAGTATAACAAGTGGTAGATAAAGATTTACTTTGGGAGACGGTGTATAAAGTAGCCCGTCAATCTGCTACACGTTGCGCTCGCATACACAGAAACTTGGTTTCATCTGATGATGTATACCAACACCTTAACCTTTGGGCGCTAGAACATTGGCATAAGATTGAAGAATGGGAAGGACAAGAGTCTTTAATCTTTAAGTTAAAGCGTACCTTTCATAATGAGGCACAAAAGTTTGCTGCAAAAGAACGTGCTTTTAAATCTAAATCAAAACCAAATGACTCGTTCTATTACACACATGAAATCTTACAAGAGTTGCTTAGAGATGTATGGAACTATGAGCAATGGGTGCAGTCGGGTGCGCCTGCAGATGCTGAGTTTATTCAGAACACAAGCAAGCCAAGCGAGGGCATGAACAGAGAAGCCATGTTATCTGATGTGTCTTATGCCATAGAAAAACTTAACGAACAAGATAGGTTATTACTACGGCGTAGGTTTGAGGGTGGCGGGCTGGACTTTGATGCCTTGGCTATTGAGTATTCTATTAGCGATGAGGCTTTACGTAAGCGTGTTAGTCGTGCACTTACAAAGTTACAAGACAGATTAGGTGGCGAACAACCGCAATGGAATAACCGTAGGTATAAGAAGCCAGATAGGGAGGAGTGATGAGTAGTAGTCAAGTTGAAGTTAAGTGTGTACATTGTGGTTCTGTATTAAGAATAGATGTGTCAGAAATAAGAACACCTTACTATTGTTGGAAGTGTAAATGAAAAAATTATTTAACAGATTAAAGTGTTGGATTTTCCAGCACACTTGGTTTGTAGATGGCGCTAGTGCAGATGCGGTTTGTGTTTATTGCGGTAAGTTATGGAAGGATTGGTAATGATTATAGGTTTAAGTGGATACGCACAATCGGGCAAGGATGCAACAGCAGAATTGTTATGTCTTAATTACGAATACGAAAGGCGTGCGTTTGCTGACCCAATCCGTGATGCTATGTATTGTCTTAACCCATTGGTTAATTCTTCTATGCACCTTGCTGAAATGGTAGATGATTACGGCTGGGCAGTAGCCAAGCACACGCCTGAGGTGCGCCGTTTGCTACAAGTATTTGGTACAGAAGTCGGGCGCAAGATGTTCGGCGATGACTTCTGGATTAAGACAGCACTTAAAGATTTAACTGGTACTGAACGTATTGTGATTAGTGATGTTCGTTTTCCTAATGAAGCTCTTGCTATTAAGCAACTAGGCGGGACTATGTGGCGTATCAATCGTCAATCTCACGGCTCTGTTAATGGTCATGCTTCCGAACATGCTATGGATAACTACATGTTTGACCATGTTATCTACAATGATGGCACGCTTGATGACTTAAGTGATGAAGTCTTTATGCTTGCAAAGGAATTGAAACTTGATAAGAGTTGACTTAAGTCAGAAAGAAATTGACTTAGCCTTACAGTTTGTTGATGAAATGCGTAAGGATAAAAAAGATTATCAAGTAACTGATAGAAAGTTTGATGCCAACAATACATCGTGGGCTGTTAATCTTATGGGTCACTTGGGTGAAAAGGCAGTTGCTAAAGTCTATGGCGTGGCAGTAGATGACCGTGTTCTTACTGGTGGTGATGAAGGTTATGACTTAATAATTAACAATCACACTGTTCAGGTAAAGACAAGCGTAACTAATCAACTTATTTTTAATAGCAAAGAATTATTTTCTGCCCAACATGCAATCTTAGTTACTCTAGTTGGTGACAGAAAGCAACCGCACATTGACTCACACTTTATTATTCATGGTTCAATCGCTCGTGATAAATTTCTTGAGGTTTGTTTTGAAAAAGATTACGGTTATGGAACTCGTTATGTTTGTGATACTACTGACTTAAGTCATAACTTTTTTTTGCCTATTAAATAAAGAAACCCACCACAGACAGGAGAGAATGTGATGGGCTTTTTTAAATGCACCAAACCCTACGCTTCCCCTACATAGGGGCTGGTGCACAAGCAAGATAGTATCACAACTTAGGTTCGTGCAACACCCAGCCTATCTGACTACGGATGAACCGCCTATTTGCAGGGGTAGTACCGCCCCAAATGCCCCACTTTTCGTGAGCCAACGCCCACTCTAGGCAAGCCATCATAGCGGGGCACTCAATGCACATGTTTCTAAATACCTTCTCCTCTGCTTCTGTAAAGATTTCTTTATCAGGATAGAACAGTTCGGTGTTCAGGTCTTGGCATGATGCGTTCCTAAATAACTCAGCGTTATACTTTAAGACATAAGTCGTAGTGGTTTTGCCACTCCTACTCTTGCCCTTAATTTCCAAAGCAATCTTATGTAATTGTGGCTTCATGTTTTTGTCCATGTCTTAATACCAATTCCTTGCCAGCCAGTGAGCGTATGCTTTGCATACCCCACCCTTGCCATAGTGTCTGTCTATGTACTTGAGTCCAGCATCTACTTGGCGGTAGCCGTTGAGTGTTGGTTTAATCTTTAAGATAGCCCATGTATCGGGAGTGAGTTGTGCTATGCCACTAGCCCCACCGCGTGGGTTGCGTGCGGTAGGTCGCCAGTTGCTTTCGTGCATCCATAATTCATAGAGGCAAGAGTATTGTTCAACAGTATCTCGCTTTGTTAATTGGTCTACTGCGTAGCGTTGGTAATCATTGTGATAATAAACAATTACTCTGCCCTCAGGAGGTGAGATTAGGTTGCGGGCTGGTGTCTTAAGAACGAATAACAATCCTAAAATTATGCTTGTAACTATCCACAATCGTGCGTGTGGGTGTATTCTGTTAATTGGATTTAGCATTGTTCTCCAGTTCCTGTACTGCACGTTGGTCAAGGTACATGTCTATTGCTTTTTCTTCTTGTTCTTTGTGTGTCTTAAGACACATGTCACACTTCTCATACATGTAGTTCATGGTGCGTGGGTCTCTTACCATAGTCCCGCAACCCAAGCATTGCATTAAGAATGTACTCATTACCATTGCTCCTTAATCTCTATGGTTGCATGTTCTTTGGCTAGGTCAAGGGTCTGATACAAAGCATGGTCTAATTCCAAAGCCCAATCGGGTACTGAAATAAACCTTGCTTCGCTGTCTAGCCATGTTGCTTCGTATCCATCGTGTGTATCCCAATGAACAATGACTCTATACTCTTTGCCTTCACGGATAAAGTTGATGTCTTTATCGTATGAAGTTTCTGTCTTAATAACTGAACCAACCTCTATCATTTTGTTTCTCCTGTCTGTAGTTTGGATTGCCATTCTTCTAGTATGCCATGCCATAGGTCAAAGTCCTCGTCATTTGTTGTGGCGTTTCTTTGTTCTTTGGCACGCTTGATTTGTT